CCTAGAGAGTCTTGTGGTCTTTTAGTTATTAAAAAAGGAAAAGAAGTTTATTTTCCTTGTAAAAATTTAGCTTTTGATCCTTCAGATCAATTTATTATTGATGCTGATGATTGGGTAAGAATTGAAGATAATGAAGGAGAGATAGTTGGTGTTGTTCATAGTCATCCAGTAACAAGTGCAAAACCAAGTGAAGCGGATAGAGTTGCTTGTGAAAAGTCAGATTTAAAATGGTGGATAGTGCAGCCACAATTAAAAGATTGGCAATATTGTGAACCTTGTGGCTATAAAGCACCTTTAATTGGTAGAAAATGGGTTTGGGGTGTAACTGACTGTTGGAGTTTATGTAGAGATTGGTATAAAGAAGAATTAGGAATAGAACTTATTGATTGGGTTAGACCAAATAATCCAGAAGATTTTGTAAAAAATCCAATGTTTAATGATTGTTTCGCAAAAACAGGG